TGTGGGGTGGCACCCGGTACAGCCGGGCAATCTCCGTCGTCTGGAATTTGCGCGATTCCAAAAACTGGGCATCCCCGGGCGGCAGTCCGATCTGCTGCCACTCAATGCCCTCCTCCAGGACGGCGACACGATGTGCCTGGCTCAATCCGCTGTGGGCAGCTTCCCACGAGGCTTTCAGCCGCTTCTGGGCATCCTCACTTAGCTTACCTGGATACCTGAGCGCGCCGCCCGGGCGGCTATCATTGCCGAAAAAGCGCGCGCCGTATTCCTCGGTGGCCAGGGCCAACCCGATCGCTTCCCTGGCCAGGGTCACCGGCGAGTAACCGACGATGCCGTCGTTGCTCAATCCGCGGACGTGAAGCACCTGGTCCTGGTCCAGCAGCACCGTCCCCCCACTGGCCAGTCGGTATTCATACACCAATCGCTTATCCTGCCCGCGATAGATCGCCATCCGATCCGGCCGCAGCGGCCACAATCCACGCACCCGGTAACCGGCATCCCGCTCGATTTCGGCATAAGCGTTGCCCCACAGCGCCAGGTGGCCCATCAGCGCCTCGCGCAGCTCGAAACTGGTCATTTCGGGATTCGGCAGATCGTGCAGGATCGGATATAGCCGGTGATTCGGATCCCGTTCCTTGCCACCCTCCGGCAACCGGTGATAAACCGGCAGCGGCAGGCTGGCAATCGTCTCCGCCAGGATCCGCACGCAGGCATACACCGCGACCACGTTCAATGCCGTGGTGGGCGTGACACTCTTGCCGGTCACGCTTCGCCCGCCGACCAGGTCCGTCAGCCAATCGGCCGGCGTGGCCAGCTTCGACGTCCCAGCCTTCGATGCTCGCAGCTCCAGGAATGCCCCCACCAGGCTCATCTTGCCAGCACCACCGCGATGGCGATCATGAAGATGCCCGCCGCCAACCAGGCCAGGGGTTGATAGATCATCCACAACCCCGCCACGATGGCCCCGATCCCGGCCAGGGCCAGGCCATCCAATACCAAGTCCTTGAGCCACTTCACAAGATCAACAATCCCCGGTCATCGTATACGCTGCGCTGATTCCCCTGCCGCGTCGCCCGGTCCAGGGCCATGATCAGCGCCACCATCCCATCGATCTTCTCGGTGCTCTTACTCTTATCCGGCTTGATGTTCCCGGCCGGGTCGGTCTTCACTACCATGTTGTCCGCCATCCAGCGCAGCACTGGATTGCCACCATGTCTAAGCCGCTTCGCCAGCACCAGGTTGAGCAGCTCTTTTGTCGGCGGACTCATCCCGGCAAAGCCCTGGCCGATAGGCACGACCTCGAGCCCAGCATCCAGCAGATCCTGGCTAAGCTGCGTCATCCCCCACCGATCGTAGCCCACCTCGCGAATGTCAAATAGCTGCGCCAGCTCGTCCAGCTTTACCAGGATCGCCTTGTAGTCAATCACGTTGCCCTCGGTGGGAATGATCAGGCCCTGGCGTGCCCACACGTCGTAGGGTACCCGGTCACGCCGCACCCGCTCCAGGATATTCTCCGCCGGCACCCAAAAGAAGGGTAGCACGTCGAAGCTTCCATCATCATCCGGGAACACCAATACCAGTGCCGCAATGTCCGTTGTGCTCGCCAGGTCCAGCCCGGCGTAGCACGTCTTGCCGCGTAATCCCGCAATGTCAATCGTGCCGGCACAAGCATCCCACTTCTCTAGCGGCAGCCAGCGGATCTCCTGGCGCACCCATTGATTCAGATAGAATCTCCGAAAGTTGTTCTCCAATGCCGGCGTCTCCTGGGCTCGCCGGCACATCTGGCGCATCTCGCTCAGGCTGCGGAAATCCCCCAGCGCCGGATTGCACTCAAACCACACCTTCTCGTCGGTCCAATCGGCCGCCTCTGGCGCCGATCGGATGTAAGCGAAGAAGGTGGGATCCTGAATGACCCCATTCAGCACTTTGAGCGCATAATCGTGCAGCTCATAGCACAGCGAATTCCGATCATAGCCGGCCGTCGTGATCGCAAATGTCAGCGGTTGCCGCCGTGCGCCGGTGCTCAAAGTCAGCACATCCCACAACTCCCGGTTCGGCTGGACATGTACCTCATCTACGATGATCCCCGAAGCATTGAATCCATGACTGCCGGCTGCATCGGCCGGGATCGCCCGGTAGAAACTCGCCGATTTCTCGATGACAATCCGCTTCTGGCTGTCAATGACTTTGCACCGCCTGGCCAGCACCGGCGAGCGCTTCACCATCGTCGAAGCCACATGATACACGATCCCCGCCTGTTCCCGATCCCCGGCCGCTCCGTATACCTCGGCCCCCTCCTCCCCATCAGCAAAGAGTAGGTAGAGTGCAATTCCCGCTGCCAGCTCACTCTTGCCATTCTTCCTTGGGATCTCCACGTAGGCAGTCCGATATTGCCTCATCCCATCTTCGTTCAAAGTCCCAAAGAGTGGCCGTACAATATGGTCGCATTGCCAGTCCGTAAGGACAAAGGGTTGGCCGGCCCATTCCCCCTTCGTATGGCTCAACAACTTCTCGAAAAAAGTTCACCGCCCGGTCAGCGGCTTGCACTGAGAATGGCATCCAGCTCATCCTCTTCCTTTTCCGGTACCGACAGCCTGGTCCGGCTGGCCGGCGTCAACCCAAATTCAATCAAAAATGATTTCATCAGTTGCAATGACTTCTGAGCAATCGCCACCTCGGGCCGTTGCTGGATATAACCGGTGGAGGTGGTGAAAGTCATACCCTTCTCGAGCACTTTCTCAGCCTGTACCCACCGAGCATAGCTCTGGCAATACCCGGCCAGCGCCGCCCGATCCACGACGGTGAGCAATCCCAGCCGTCGCAGCTCCGGCACAATCCGATGCCACTCGCGCCTGGCATCATCACTCAGCCAGGCCGGACAACGTGGCGTCCCCCCACGCGGTTCCGGTTCCCGATTTCGAATAGGTCTCTTACCCGGATTACCTTCCAGGAGCTTAAGTCGGGTTGGTTTAGGTACTGGTCCTGGCATTATGCAATATCTCTTTATCCCTATCCCCCCCTGGGGCAACCTGCGGACATTTGCCCGAGGCTGCGCGCCCGGTCAAGATGGGGATTCTTAGAAATTCAATTCCCTTATCCCCAATGCTATGGGAATTTGCTTTCCATTCCGATGTCGGATTGCATAGACAACTTTCAATGCCTCAGCGTACCTCATCCGTGCTATCCGCCGATTCAACCATATCTTCCGAATCGGCGAAAGCCGGAAGATTACCCACAGAACTTTCAATCGTAGCATCCGTAGCATCTAATAACTCTCGGCACCGATCAAGTTGCGGCACCCGTCTCACCGTCAATTTACCAAATTTCATGAGCAATGTTAAGTGATGTAATACCATTGAGGGACTACTGATCCCGACTATCTTACCCACCGCCCGCATCGTCGGTGCAGTCCGGTGTTCACGCCAGAAATCTTCGACTGCGTGCAGGACGGCCAAGGTTGTCGGATGCAATTTGATCGGTGCCATGATAAACAAAAAAGCCGCAACCCTTTTGGGTTACGGCCGGGATTCTTTCAGCCTCGGGCGCCGCGTCGTTTAAGCCAGCAATGAAGTTGTCTTAGCTCGACTTATTCGGGCGCTCCGTATCCTGCCAGCGTACCAGGGCCACTTCGCCTTTGTGCTTCTCTATGGTCACTGAACCAAATGAGCCTAATATCATCAGGCGTTCCTCAATCTGCAAGATAAGCGCCGGCGTAAGAAATCGTAAGGAGGAGGCAATCTGCGAATAAGGACACTGCAGGCATGATGTATCTGGTGACAAAGCAACCCCCTTATTTGGCCAGATTATATCATGCCTGCAAAGCATCGTCAATAGGCTTGGCTAGATTCGCTAGAACAAGCATTCATCATCCATCTCATCTCCTCTCTGCATTCTGGTCAGGCCGCTCTGACGAAATTCGGATCATGTGCAGCCCACCATGCCGCCGCAATTGCTTCAAATTGCCTGAAGTCCTCGGGCCTCGTCTTGTTACTGAGCTCGCCGACTAAAGGCGCCATATCGCCATCATCAGTGATCACTACTTCGCGCCCATTGGCGTCGATCAGCAATTCGCCTGTATCCACCAAATCCATCTTCATTCTCCTTTCTTTAGAACACTACTACTACTTCACCCATCCCCCCCGGCATCCCCTGCCGCAGGAGACCGCTGCCACACCGGTATGAAGTAGTAGTAGCTCATTTCTCTCCCCCACCATTCCCTCCCATCATCTGCTCGAACAGCATCAACGCCGCTCGTGCATTCTGCCATTCCGCCCCGGCCGCCGGCGCACCGATCCGCCGGAACAGTTCAGCCTGGCTAATCTCCC